TATCACTTCTAATACAGCACGCAAGATAGAAGTTAAAGAAGTAGAAATCACTATTAAATAGAAAGGAGAACTTAATGTTTATACTTAAAAATAAAAAAGGTAAAGTAATAGATAAAACTGGATATGATGAAGAAAAAGGTAATATCTATTATAATAATAAAAAGGTAGGTGTATTCGAATTAGAGCACGATAGCGCCTTAGGAAGTTATTATCTATATACTATTGACAACGGAAAACAATATCACGACCATTATTTTATAGAAGAAAAGATCATTCAAGAGAATAATCTTTAATTTACATTCCTAAATAAATCGTTATATTTGGATAAATATGGCGATAACTATAGACCAATTACATCAAACAAATGAGGCAACCTTAACCCACATGGAAAAGAAGTTCTGTGAGGGTATAGCTAGTGGAAAAGGTAAGAGAAACGCTGCTGTTGACGCAGGTTATTCTGAAACTTCAGCTCACGTACAAGCTGCCCGCAACTTAAAGAAGGATAAGATTATCCAGTACATCGATAGATTGCGGGTTGATGCTAGGCGCTTGACAAGTGAGTCTGTGTCAAAAGAGGTTGAGAAGCTTGACAAAGTGTATGCTGATGCTTGTGGCAAGAAGCAGTATTCAGCAGCAGTCAATGCGATAAGGTTGAAGTCGCAGTTGTTAGGGTTTTTGATTGA